CCTTGAGAAAGTCAGGCGCATATCTAGCGACCTTGGATACCAGCCCTAGGAAGGAATCAAGATCCTCAAAGTCACCAGCGTTAAGGTCAGACACGCTGGAAGGTGTAGACTCAAAAAGTGAATTGACACGAAGGCCATCTTCACCCTTCATCGCTTCGTCAAGAGTCCTGCCTACCAGACTCATAAACTCCATCTTGCCAAAGTAAGACATTGGCTTCTGAACGTACTTTTGGGCATGGCCATTGTTGCGAAGAATAACCTCAGCCTGCTCATAACGAGGCTCCAAGATATGAACCACATCAGGAACCTCTTCAGCAACGTTAAGATCCTCTTCCTTAATGGTGTCGGATTCAGCTAGTTGTTTGGCAAAAAGAGGATCTTCTTCAGGAGCAGGAATGCTCCCGTCATCTTCAATAACCTCGGGGGTTACATCTTCAATTGATAGTTGTGACATTTCTGCTCCTTTACGGACGTGCTATACGGGTAGATTTGAAGGGTTGCCCTGGAATACACCAAGTTCAAATCGGTCAAGAGAACGAGAACTAATTGTTGAACGACCTTTTCTTCTCATGAACTCTTTGACTTGAAGTGCAGCATAGGCTTCCGTTTCTAAATGTGTTCTCTCCAAAAAGTGAACACCGGGTCTTGCTCTTAAGTAACTCTTAAACACATTATAACCATAAGGGCTTTTCAGTTTCCCTGAACGTTGGTTAACGAGGTTTGGTTTATTTACTTGATACCAAGCAAATTTATTTAAACCAAATTGCCCAGCAACCATAGCCCCACGGCCATCATTAATTGCCAGGGCATATTCGATAGGAGGATCTTGCGGTGGTGTCTTTGAGGCTTCCGGGTGTTTAGGGCGTCTTCCCGTATGGAAAGCAAGACCCTTGTTGTCGATATAGGCTCTTGCTTGCCAACCACCACCACCGAACCGTGTAGTGCCTGGGGCGCGGAAAGGGGTCGCAAGAGTGTCACCCCTAACCGCGCGCCTCAGGTTGCCTGTTTCACCTACTGGTACTAGGTCTTTCATCGTTCGTTCGGCAAATCTTGCTACACGAGTTGTGTATAGATAAGTCTCTTTTTCAATTTGAAGAGATGTAACAAGCAGCCCCGCTCGTAGCGGCGCTGTATTAGCCTCAACTTCAAGTTCAAAAAATTCAGCCACAATACTCCCTAATAAAAACTGCGGCAGGAACAAGCCTGCCGCAGCAAATTATTTTGCTTCCACAGGCTGCATTCGCTATACCATTTTTAGGAAACTAAGTGTGGCATTACCTACACTCGGTTAAATATTAAGTTTTAAGTAAACCTACGGAATGCCAGCGCCGCTGTGCTGCGAAGAACCAGACGTAGCGCCACCACCCGTACCGTCGCCGGAGCCACTCGCTGGCTTGGCGTTCGGACGAGTAACAAACGGGTTACCTCCACCGTAAGGCTTAGGATGAATTTCAGACGAAGGATTAGGACCAACAGCCTTCGAACCTCTATTCATAACTCCGTTAAAAGTGGGGGCACCACCGTATCCATCAACACCAGCCGCGTTAGGCGTGGGAGCAGGTTCACCCGGAGCAGCGTTTCCGATTCTCGGAGCGCCACGGAAAGGATTCTGTCTCTTAGCCATTGTTTTGGATCACCATCCTGTCGATTACACTTGGTCGCGGATCTGGAAGATACGCTGTTTAACTTCAGCAACCGAAAGATCAGCAAGGCAGTTAAACCTCACCGGGATTGATTGCTGCTCACCAGTCTTGTTATACGTAAGTGCAGACTCTTGCGGAGCACGGAACGTCTTGCGGAACAGGTAAGCACGGATCTTTCCGTTAGCACGCCGGAACAGAACAGCAAGCTTGCGCTCGGTGTATGTCTCGGAGGGGCCGAAGCTGGCAATCTTCTCGCCACCAGATGTAATAACTGGTTCGCCTTCCCATGCAAGCTGAAGGCGCTCAAGCGTAACCTCGGCAAGCGCTGTCTGAACAGCAACTTCCCACGAGACAGGCTCTGTAGAGAGCACGCTCTTAATCTGGTCTACGTCGAACGATTCCTCAGTGTTGTTCACGGAAATCTGGATACCGGTCTTGGTCGCGCCAAGATCGTTCCAACCAGTCATTGCATCAAATGTTGAAAGGTTAACTACTGTCCCAATCGATGTTGGGAAAGTAACAGTAGAACCAGCCCACAAAAGACGGGCCGCACCACGGATGAAAGATTCGTCATTTACGAAAGTACGATGAAAGTCAGGCATATACTATTAACCTCCTTCCTATATTATGTCGTATCTGCCGCTGGTGCGACAGGTTTTAAATTGCTTTGGACTACTTACGGTACAGTAAAGAAATTCTATCATATCTATTTTAATACTAAGTTGAATGATTGACAACCTTATCGACTTGATAGGTCATATTTACGCCTTGCCAATAATAATCTGCACCATAAGAAGTGCTTTCTGAACGCCTAAAGCATTCACTAAATATAACTCTTGGTTCATCTACAATAGGCATTACCAACCCATTAAGAGTTGGGTTGTCTCCTATCACAGCATGAATTGCTTCTGCCATTCGCTGGACCTTTTTATTGACTAGTTCTTCGCCATTTCTTTGGAAGTCGTCATCAGATGTGTAAGGACCATCTAATACAATTGATTCGATGATTAATGGGAGCCTAGCTCCGTTGTAATGATCACTACCAAATACCGGCGCAGGGACCACTTGGTCTGACATAACTGATACATTTGGATAAGCTGATACAGGAGCCATGATGAGAGAAGGAATATGTCCAGGGTAAAAGTTCTGAGGTTGTACTTTGTCAGATGTACAAGCAACATATTCGATCTGAAGTAGTGCCGCCAAGTCTTTATCTAGTGTTGTCCACTTAGCATCTTGGACAGAAAGCTCAGCATTGAGCGAGCCAGCCAGAATAACTAGCGCCTCCCTATATATACGTTCATTACCTAGTTCATTACCTAATAAAAGAGGCATTAAATCGGAGGCCAGATTGGAATGTTCTTAGGCAGGCCAAGACCAAATGGCTCACCAAAATCTTGTGGATTAGGTGTAATGACATTCTGATCGTCATTACTGACCTTTGGATAGCCGCCCTTACGTCTGACTGTGAGGCCATCAATCTCAGGACGCAGATCGCGCACTTCCTTGAGAAGCCACTCATGCAGTTTCTCTAGGGCGTTGATTCGATCAGGCCATGTAGCTGTCTCTTGAGTGCCTTTGGTTTGGATGGAATTCTTTTGATCCATCCAGTAGTCAATGCCAGTAGGGATTACCTGAAGAGCAACTTCTTTGGCGGCGTAGTCGAGAACCATCGGGTCATAAACCGTGGCCTCAGAGAGAACAGACACGACTGTGGCAAAGAGCTTATACTTAATATAGTTTACTCTTCCCATTAACATAACATCGCCGTAGCGCTGATCGCTGGAAAGAGCAGACCAAGTAACAGGCATAAGTTGTTTGGCCTGGTTATAGATTTCGCCAGTAACAATATTGACGCCAGGAGAGTGAGCATCAATTAATACTCTAAACTCAGGACTCTCAAAGATTTTGCCGGTGCTTAGAGTAGCTTTCCACCAAGCAACGAATTCACCATCATTAGCTGTATCCCCAGAAACCCAATCATATTTAACTGAACCGGTAGTGGCATCAACAATTGTGGCAGAAGCATCGACTGATGTAACCGCTGAAGTAACACGACGCATCAGGAACCTAACAGTACCTGATGTTAGATTAACAGCAGACCCGTTATTCTGAAGGATATCTGTAACTGAGGGTGAAGTAGCCCCCTGGTTAATCCGAAATGTATTGGCCATTAATCAAGATCATCTGCAATCGTAATTGTGAAATAAGATTCATTGGGGAATGTCTGAATCTTGCCAACAGCAAAGGCTACTTCCCACTCACAGTTATAGCCCGCCGCTGTTGCTGTATCACCTGTTGACCACACACGCGCAACTTTTCCGTTAGGCGCATCGAGGATGGTTGCGAATAATCTTGTAGCGGCACCCCCACCAACTTGCTTCATAACAAGGTTCACTGAAGCGCCAGCCAAGTTAACAGCAGTCTGCGATCCAGCACTAGGGCCGGACGTTAGAAACGCTTCAAGAATTGGTAGTGTGTCGTTTTGTTTAATTGTGAATGCCATAATACCTCTCTATATAATACAAGATTTATGGGATAATAGAAACTCCTGTAACAACATTTGTATCCGATTCCTGCGCGATAACGTCTATTACAGTTACCGCAGTAAGGAAGTCCACAAAATCTTGTTCAGAAACTACTTCAGTAACGGTTGTTTCTCCGACAAAAGATGTAACGGAAACCATTTGTGTTGACTCTGTGATCGTTACAATCACCACAAATCCTTGAGCCGATAGCGCAGCAAACTCTGTTATCTGAGTTTGTGAGATAGGCTCATTTGTAGATACTATAACTACAGGAGAGTTTTGTGTATCAGATAAGGCAACTATTTCTGAAATAGTTGGTATAGAAATAACATCAATAGCCGATCCTAGAGAAACTACATCAGTTACAAGAACACTATATATAGATGAATCTGTAACTGTAACTTGCTGAATTAGTTCTGTTATAGATGCTAGACCGATAACTGTCGTTTCATTCGCGAGTGCGCGTATCTCTGTCACAGCCGCCAAGTTGATCGTCCGAATGGATTGATCATTGAATGTATAAGTAGAGTAAGAAAGAGGATGTGCGACATTGATTTCAGTCGCAGGAGTTATCGTCTTTTGTTTGTCGATGTTTAATGTTTGAGCAACATCTGTTTCAGTAGCAGGTGTGATGCTGACATTTTGTGCTCCGACAACAGATCGCTTGGTGATCTTCGACGGAAGGACTGTTGTGGTTTCCTGAGATACACCCTTAAACTTGTAGCCCTGGTTAGTGCTACCAGGGGTAATGACGTTGAAGATCGGCGGCGCTGAGTAGAAGTAAACGAATACCCCAGGAACAGGATCTTTTGGCTCCTGCCTCGGAATAGTCGGAGCAGCCTTTACCGTCCTATTCATGTTTCCAGAACCTTGAGTTATAAGTCCTGGTTTGGGAGTTTGAGGGCCAGCGGTGAAATCTAATGTATGTGCAACATCAGTCTCTACTGCCGGAGTTAGTGTTACAAAAATTGGGGCAGTAATAGCAGACTGTGACGCAGAGACAAGTCGTCTAGTATCAAGAACCGGCTGATCTACTTCTCTAATAATATTGCCGATATTAGTTTGACCCTGAAGGATAAGGCCAACTCTTGGCGTTACAGTTTGGCTAGTAGTTAAAGCTTGAGCGGTGTCTGTTTCAGTTGATGGAGAGAGAGTTACATATTTATCAACATCTAAAGCCTGAGCCGCATCAGATTCAGATGCGTGTGTGATAACCACACTCTTATCGATATTAAGCGCTTGGGCTGTATCAGTTTCAGTGGCCGGAGTTAATGTTACATACTTAGTTATAGATAGTGCTTGTGCTACATCTACTTCATAAGCAGGATCAATATTAGGCGTTGATATACCACTATGAATTCGTGATGCGGTTACTCTACTATCAAGTAAGGGCTGCGGTACTTGTGAGATAACTTTGTCAAAGTTTGTTGTACCTTGAAGCGCCACACCGATTGTGAAAACTTCATTTTGATCAAAAGTAAGATTCTGAGCAGAGTCTGTCTCTGTTGCCGGTGTCAGTGTTATGTATTTATCTACATTAAGAGATTGAGCCGCATCTGTTTCTGTGGCACTAGATAAAGTTACATACTTATCAATATCTAAAGACTGGCTAGAGTCTGTCTCTGCTGTAGAAGTTAGTGTTACATATTTATCAACATCTAGCGATTGTGCTTGATCTGTCTCTGTAGCTGGAGTGAGATTTCCAGATTGGAAGAAAGATGCTTTGGGGGTAATAACTCGTGAAGGCGTGACCTGACCTTCAGGAAGAAGCGGTACAGCTTTTACCTGACTATTCGTATTAGACGAACCTTGAACAGCAACGCCTAGTTTAGTTGTTACAATGACGCCGTATGATAGTGCCTGGGCGCTGTCAGTTTCAGTTGCAGGCGTAAGTGTTACATATTTAGCTTTAGTTAAAGCTTGAGCACTGTCCGTTTCAGTAGCGGCCTCTATGTTATATAAAGGAAAGGCACCGCTATAGATTCGCGAAACAGGTTGTAGACCACTGCTGTTATGGCTAGGAACTCCCCATCTAATTACACTCATACTATCGACCTAGCCATAACTAAAGATGGCGGTGGTGCTGCGGCAGCAGCAGTTTCTGCCAAGAAAAGCATAAAACCAGAGCCAGTAGACGAACCACCAGATCCAGTAATCGTATAACTTTTATCAGTTATAGCTACATTATTAGACGCAGCATGGTCGATAGCCATAGCATTATCTGCACCAGACGCATTAGATGAATCAATACTCTGCGTCCAAGAAAGTCCATCACCGGACAATGTGGCAACGCTTGTCCAAGTCTCGCGATGCTGTCCTAGTACAAACACCATGCCATCGGCAGCTACAGTTAATGAATCACCATCAATAGGCCCAACTGTTGTTGAAGATGCAGAGTTATGGGAAGGAGTGCTAGCATCAATAAAAGATAAAGTAAATCCAGTGGTTGGTCGGACTAAATAAATAACCCCTTGAGCGGAGTCACCAGAAGCACCTGTTGCGTGACCACCCAATGTGTAAGTTGGGGCAGCATCGCCAGATTGCCAAGCTCTAGTCCAAGCAGCAACTAATCCACCAGTACCACGATCATTAACTCTTTGATCCCAACCAGCAGGTAGACTGACAGTTCCATCTGTTGCTTCACGAGAAGCAAAGAATGCAATCATCCAATCCCCTGCTTGTGGAGTACCAGGGATGGTTGGTGCTGGCGCTGATCCGTTAGTGGCTGAAACTGTTCCTGCTGTGGCGGTGATCGCCATTAATCACCACCACCATTACCATCTAAGGTTAGATTGAACAGTTCTTAGTTTAGGCCCTGGCGTTGTGGCAGTGATGATTTCGCCACCACCAAAATCATCCAGCGCGCCACCCGTCCCTGAAGAACGGAACATATACATACCAACATCGCCTGCACCAGTGATACGACCACCATCTGTGTCAGATCCGGTCGCCAAAAGATTCCAAGAACCACCACTGGCTTTGTAATAGAGCTTAATTGTGACGGTCGCACCCGTACCTGTTACTTCCATACCGAACGAGTCACCAGCAGCAACAGCTTGCGTTGCAGTAGCCTTGTCGCCGCTCTGCGTTGTGCCGCTGGTAACACGTTTGACTGACCAAGCACCCGTATTATGAACAATCGTAAGTCGGTATCCTTGCGACGACCCACCTGTTCCAGTGTAACGAGCGATTAGACCATAATCTGCACCTGATGCCGGAGCAGTTACAAGCGTAACATAAACTTCTGATTCAGTTACATCTGTCCCGGCAGTGTAAACTTCCTCAGCATAATGGTTTCCTGAAGGAACAGCACGGCTGGTATTTTCAATGCTAAAAATATTACTTGAATTACCAAAACTGAAGGCGAAATCCCAATTCGCGCCAAGGTCAGCACCGTTTGCACGGTCAAAATTGTCTAAAACACTAGTAGTAGGAAAAGCCATTAGTCATCCCTCTCATCTGCGCCCGCATCACATACGGCATCGATGCAGCGCGGATCGCCGTCAATATCGCCAGTAGTGCCCATGATCGACGTGTCGGTAGCAATGTCGGACGCGCCCGGCGTCTCGCCTGAATTAACGGCAGGGCTAGAACTCGTAATATGTAAATCAGTGCTGGAAACAAACCCAAGATTGTCAATACATGGATTACTGATATTGCAACTGGAACCTCCGTCATCGGCCACCCATTCGTTGCCGAAGTCGTCGCCCGTGTTGAAGCCGGGATCGGCGGCTGCCTGCCACACGTTCTCCCACCACACCGCGTCCGCCGCGCCAGGCGACCCGAAACCAGGATGGCGGACGAGGTTGCCGACCCACCGCATGTTCGTGTAGACCGTGCAGCTAATGCTGCTCCAAGTGCTCTCGATTGTGTTGTAAGCCCACAGGTAGTTGACGCAGGGCGCACCCTCCATCTTGAATACTTTGCCGCTGCCAAACATGTTTCCGACAAAGCTAAGATCTTCCGGCATTCCATCGCCATGGTTAGAAATGAAGACGATTGCTGTGTTGCAACCTGGACAGTCATCCACGATGTTGTTTCTGAACATCACGTCATCAACACCGTCATCAACACGCCACGTTTCTAGATGGAAGTTATCTGCTGGCGGACTCGGCCCAGGAGGACAACCACTCTCACCAGCGGTATTCTCGGCATCCATTTCAGAGAAATGCATACCTTCGATAAGAATTGGGCCAACCGAATCTTCACCAATTCGGAAGGGTAATATGTCAGTATCACAACGACGCTCTTGAATCGATCCATCAAAATCTCCGAAGTCGCCGCCGATCCACTGAAAGCGAGTGACACCGTATATTTCAATAGAAACGTAATCACCCAGGGCATCTACATTAACCAAGGTGGTGTCAGTTGTACTATCTGGAATGATAGCTTCAAAACCATGTGAGTCGTTTGTGACAGTAACATCCTGTAGAGTGATATTTGTCTCTAGGTTGACTGAATCTGTAAATATCACGCCAGCCTTAGACTCACCAATATAAGTTACAACAGAAGCTTTAGATCCAGTAATACTCTGCGCGCCATATGTGCCGTTCTTAATGCGAATTGTGTCTCCACCACTGGCAACATCTTGCGCTTGATCAAGGGTGCAGGCAATGGCTTCAGCCGGTGCGCTGGCAAATGAAACTGCTGGGTTCTGGCGAGTCGGTGTTGAGTCGCAAGTTCCATCATCTACCCAAACATTTGCTGTTGGGCCAGTTGAACGCTCAAGAGCGCCAGCATCAGGATCACCGTCACGAAGTTCACCGGCATAATCAGTGGATGTAGCCCACGTAGGATTAGCTGCCCCTAGCGCGACGCTTGAACCAGTAAGAGAAAAGTCTTCTGAAGCAGGTGCGGTCCAGCCAGATCGGATAGTAGATTCAGTGGCAGTCGTGGTATTCGTACCGCACGAGTTAGGCATTACGTTGTAATTGAACGTTACGTTCGCCACACAACCTTGTGAACCAGCCTCGCTGGTATAAATACCCTTCGCAACGATATTACTGTCGAAAGACACCGAGGATGGTGTTCCAGTAAATGATGTGGCAATCGCGCCCTCAACAGAATTGCGCTGAATGGTAAACCCATTTGGATTAACTACGTCAGCGTGCCAATTGATTGCATAACCAAAATCTGTTCCATCGGGAGCAATGGGAGCACCCATTACATTGTCTTCAATGACGTGGTTAATCGGCTGAGACTGCCCGTTGACATTCTGTACTGTGATGAAGATATCGAAGTAAGTACAGGCTTCGAATCTGTTTCGTCGGGCCGTCAGACCTTGCACACCGGTAGCGAAGATGCACTCTAAGTGCGCTAGGCTGCCAGTTCCGGTATCGGCATCGTAGAAAAGGTTATCTTCTAATACCATATTGGCGACATAATCAGAAGAACTTGCGCCTGTCATTATGCTCTTAGCTGTATCAGAAGACCCATTGCCAGCCATTGTGTTTCCTACACGGCTGTTGCGTAGAGTAATGCCAGTGACGTTCTTAACCGTCATGGCATCTAGATTGTTGGTGTCCTGGGCGTCTACACTGATGCCATCAACAATTACATCTGTGATGCGCGTGCCGGTCCCACCTACATCGAAAGAGCGTGCTGTAGCATTACCCGCCGTGAACTTCGTACCAGTGAAATCAAAGATGATATTAGAGGCTTCCATATTCACATCTGTGAACGTAACAGAGCCAGAGGCATTTACTGTTACAGGACTACCAGACATGCCAGATCTGTAATTAACCGTAAAGCTCCCATAGGAGCCAGCGGCTAACTGAATGGAATCACCAGGGTTGGCCTGCGTATATGCGTAATCCAGAGTCTGACACGGCGAACCCTGGTTTTGGCAGTTATTGGACGTATTCGATCCCGATGTTGAGACATAGAGAGTTACGCCGCCACCTGCGATGACTGCGTAACCACCTATTAAGATCGCAGCGCCAATTACTGTCGCAACAATACGCGACCGCATGGCGACTTACTCATCCCATACAGCGTATACTTGGCAGGCTTGACCTGTGCCGTTTTCGACTACAACGCCTACACCATTGGCTGTGCCAGTTGGAACACGGATACCACTGTCTCCGAACGTCCAAATAACACCTGCACCAATAGCAGCACCCAGAGAGGCTCTATATCCCAAATCCTCTAGTGTCGGGCCAGTGGACGAATAAGTTGTATTAAACGAACACGAAGCAGCCGCAGAGTCAGGATCATGTTTAGTCTCTGTCTGAGAAGCGCCGGGAGTACCAGCAGTTGTAAGTCTTACGAGCTTAATGTCAACAGCGGTATTAGTTGTATTGAATACGCCAATCTCGCGCAGCTTTCCACCAACACCAGCAGCAGCTTGAAGGGCTGCTAACGGCAGTGTTGTGGAGCCTGCGCTTGTCTTGACGCCTGCTGAATATCTAGCCATTAAAAATCAACCTTTCACTAAGAAGCTCTGAAGAAGTCACCAGCATTTAATACTACATCATTTCCATCTGCTGTAACAACAAAGTCATGATATGTAATAGGAATCCAGTCGGAATCTGCTGGTGAAGCAACTTCTGTATAACAAACTATTAAGGCAACCGTATTTTGTCCGCCTGTTGGGGCTGTCCATGTAACTGATGGAACAGATGCGTCCCCTCGATTATCAGTGTCATTGGTATCGTAATCAGTACCAGTGAAGTTGGCATCTGTAAGTGTCTTATCACCCCAGGAACCACCAGCACGATCCGGTGTTCCAGCTAATACGGCAGATAGAGTGTCGGAATCTTGTAAGTTGGCCTCAGAGTCTCCTACCGCGAGCGGTACGAGCAAAATCTTTGCATCAGCCGGGTCGTTCGTATCGACTCGTTCAACTAGCTCTCTTACACGACCCTTACCATTATTAAATACAAAGTTGGCCATCTAGACTCCTTACGCTTCTACTTCCTCAGTTTCAGTCTTCTTAGCCCGAGGCTTTGCAATTTTCTTTAGAAGGGAGCAAGTCCATGCATCACCTTCGTCAATCATCTTTTGCACTACAGGAGACACATCAGCATCATCAATAACAGTACCCTTATCAGCATAGATGACGGATACATGTTCATAGCCCCAAGTATTACCTTGAGCATCAAGGACTTGACCAACCGGCTTTAATACTGATACGGATTCTTTTAAAGTTTCGTAAGGCATTTATTTGTTTCCTTTTGGTAAACAGGGAGGGCGACCGTAGCCGCCCTCCCAATATTTCTCACTCTTACGACGCCACCGTCGCGCAGAGGAAGCACTCCGGGTAGATGAGGCGCGGGATACGCGCGGAAGCCACACGGAAGAAGTGGTTCTTGCTCATCTGGTCAACTAGAACCTCGGACTGCGGACCCTGACGGATCGCCACCGAGTTGTAACCATTGGCAACAAGCACCTGACCATCAAGAGTCTCAGCAATACGCTGTCCCTCAATGCTGTACTCAGTCGTCATCAGCACCTTGCCGGAAGGCAGGAAGCGCGTCAGAGAGTTCGGCACACCACGGTCAGAACCAACGCCCTCAGCGCGGTAGCCGTTGTCATAGATGACAATATCCGTGCCATCACGCAGAAGGGTAAGAATATCTTCCTTCGTCGGGATGAGCATGGAACGGTTAGTCGCTGTAAGGTAGGACTTCACGTTGGCGTTACGAACCAGATAGTCATATGTCTCGGAAGACATGTGAAGTCTGATGCCGTAGTAACCAGACGAAGCGCCCAGCGTGTTAGACCACGAACGAATATCCGAGATAGGATCGGCAGAGGCCACTGTGGACCACGGCGTCGATGTAGTCGGGAAATGCGTTGTTGGGATGCCGTAGGAAATGAATAGCTGAGAACCAGACGGGTAGGTAATGTTTAACTTACCTGTCGTCAGGACTTCCCAACGCATCTTCTCTGTAAGGCGCTCGTTACGAAGCTGAAGAATCTGGCCACGTTCAACCAGATCAACGCCAGCCGCACGACGAGTTACTTCATCAGACGAGTTAAGCTGAAGCCAAGTCTCACCAGAGATGCGGTGCATCTCTTCAAGGAGCAGAAGCTCGATGACTTCCTCACGCCAGGTCTGATCAGGTGTGAACAGAGCAGGCGTGGCATCCGGGGCCTTATACTGACCGACACCGAACGCTAGCGTCTGTGCAACACGCAGCTTGGCAAATCTAGACTGAATCGGACGAACCGGCATCAGAAGATCGCCAAGTCTTGGTTGATCCTCAAACTGTGTTCTTAGAGGACGATTGATCAGGTCGGTTAATACCGCTTGATCCCAAATATCAAATGGAGCAGACATTTAGATTTTCACCCCCTATTCCCACTTGCAGGTGTTTAGTGTCGAAATCAGCGCAGAGGCATACTGCGTGAAACCAACAATCGACTTCGTAGCGAAGACGACCATGTGATAGAACGCCGGAGCAGGCTCGTCAGCAGCAGTAGCCTGAGCAATCAGGTCAACTGGACGCGCGAGAATACCGGCAATAGTTCCAGTACCGTTGTACTTAACGTACTGTGTTGCATTAGTAGACGACAGCTTCAGGATTGTGCCCGCTGGGACTACATTACGTGTATCGCCGACATAGGGCCATGAAGCAACGTCAGTAGCGTCAAGGACAACATGCTTGACGGGTACGCCGTCAAGACCTGTACCGTACTTTAATACTTCCTTGTCGAAAAACTGCGCGCTACGACCAACATTAAAAGGCATCGCTCACCCCCTATTTACTTCTCGGCTTGTCACCGTAGAGAAACTCATGAGCCTCGGCCCACTTGTCTTCAGCGGTCTTATTTTCATCTGTCGCATCAACAGCAGGCTTGCCCTCTACACCAAGGTTTTCAGCCTGTTCACTAAAATCAACCTTGCCGTCCTTCTTAGGCAGAGCGTCAATCAGTTTGTTTACAACATCTGTGAAAGAGAGGTCTTCCTTCTTGTTATCCTCAGAAAGCTCCAACTTATTAGAACCATCATCGGCTAGAAGAATGTCTCTTACAGTCTTAAGAAAACCGGGCTGCGAAGCAAAACCCATTTCCTTAAGTTCATTAACACGGGACTCAACTCTACGCTCACGCTTTTCTTCAGAGAGAGCAAGATTTTCCGCAGCAAGGCGATCAGCCTCAGCTTTAGCGGCATCACGCTCAGCTTGTGCTTGAGTAGCAGCCTCTTCAAGAGCGGCAGCTACACGGGCGGCAGCCTCTTCGGATAGTTCAAGTCCCTCTAGACCAGGAATAGTCTTCATGCTATCTCCGTTTCTATTGGGTTTCTGAGGAACTTCTTCCTCAACTTTTTCTTGCTTCCACTGATCACGCGGAGCAAAGCTATAGGTCACATTTGTTTCAGCACCAGTAGATGTAGAGAAAAATGTGACAGGCACAAGGTAGGTGCCGGTAGTTGTCGGCAACCCGCCTTCTAGTTTAACTTCAGTTGTTTGTGATGTTGCTTCGTTGCTCATATCCTCAGCAAACTCAAAACTTTTAATTTCTGCATCTTCCTCTGATAAACCAAACGGGCGCATACCATTTATCCAAGGTCTATTTGTTAGTGCTACATGCGCTAAGGCGATGGGGAATTTAACCCCATCGTCTTTTCTTATATAATCATAATATAACCCAACGGAAGTATTTGCAATAGATCCGTTAAGAATTTTCTGTTTAATATTAGGTTCTGTGAACTCAAAACCTGCTTTTAGAACAAAATGACCATCTCTATCTGGATCAGAATCAATCTTTAGTTGTTTTACCCATCCGGTGTTTTCATCAGTTCTATCTGCGTGAGTAAGCGGGATAGTTACATGTTCAATAGCTTTTTTATCCCAAGCCTCTACTACATCTTCAAGACCGATGATATGTCTAGGATTAGTAGACTTGCCCTTAATTACATTGATAGGGATAGGAATGGGTTGTTGTCTTGGATCTGGACGGTATTTCCATTTACCAGTTTTAAGGACTGTTTTCCAAATAAGGCCATCTTCTTCTTTGACAGAACCTTCTGAGCAATACATTTCGGACATTCCGACGCCATTGCCCTGGTCGCCATCACCGCGCGTTTCTTCCTCTGTTTGGTGTGAATCGCAAACCATCGAAGCTTCTACCTGGGCGTCATAAGCGTCACAAACTCCATCAGAGAAAAAGACGCAGCTAGCGCAGTTATACTCAGGACTACCCTGTCTGTAATTAGCTTGTACTGGAAGTTCGTGTTCACCATTCATGGTCTTACCGATCCTGCCTGGTTATCAATTGGGGCAAATATCCATCTACACTGAGGACATTTGTATACAGGAGTAGTCTCTGTCATAAACTCTTCTATTTCCATAAGTGGGACATATTGGAGAATAGGGTGCAACTCTTTGCACCTTGGGCATCTCATCTTGTTCCCGACAATTAACGGAATGCGCGCTTTAGTAGAACTCATCACATAAATAATAACTAATTAATCTACTAGAAAGCGAATACAATTAAGCCGAAAGTAGTCCATTGACACTCAGAGAGCGGCATGTGGGCACTTGAAAAATCGCGTTTAGGTGCTAAGGTTCGCGGGGAATAGGGCTGAACACACCAACGAATAAGGAGGAATCCTTGAGTGCCCTGAAAAACGTTGCTGAACTGACGGATCGCCAGCGTCAGATTTGGGAACGGCTAGAAGGAATCGGCGAATTCGAAGGCAGGCCGCAAAAGCCCGCCCAGGTAGCCGCCGAGTTAGGCGTTACAACCAATAACGTTTATGTAACAAGAAGGCGCGTAAGATCCGCTCTTGGAATTGAAGGTATGAGGACTCCTAAGAGAATCATCCGCCAGGAAAGCAATCTCGATTCCGCTGTCCACTCGCTGCAAAGTCAGTTAGATGGATATGAGGAAGAAACAAGGCACTTGCGTGAGCGCCTAGAGCAGATCGAGCGAGAGCGTCCGGCCATTGAGGCTGCGTTAGAGCAGCTTCGTGACGTGACCGAAACCGGCGATGTTGCCGAATCTGTCGCGGCGTAGTACAATCAGCGCGTCGGTTGTGCCCCCGTGGGGGTCGAGTTCTATGGGAGGGCTCGGCCCCCACAAAGTTACCTTAAAATATGAGAACAATTTCTGTAGATAAGCAGCAACTTAAAGAGTCTCTATTATCTAATAGAGAAACTCACAAGGAATTATTTGAAACGGCTTGGGAAGGTTATCGAAAGTTCGCCATTAAAGAACTTGAAGATAGACTAGAAGCTGTTAAAAATAAGAAGCCTTTTAAACTTTGGTTTGATGTATCAGTACCAGAGGATCATACCAAGGATTACGACACTGCCCTAGAAATGCTAGATTGGCATACAGAAGATGTTGTTAATCTTACAAGAGATGAATTTGATAAGTTCATCAAAGATGATTGGTCTTGGAAGGGTAAGTTTGGCAGTGACGTAGCTACCTACTCAGCAATTGAACTTGACCTATAAATGCTAGTATCCATAAATACTAAATTTGATCTTGACCTTACATCTGTCGATGAAGAAGATGTTAGAGCCGCATTAGATAATATATCTGATAAGGTGAATGAACTTAATAAGGCAGTTAAGGACAGTTACCCCGCCAACTATGTCGAAGTAGTGGAGACTGAAGCTAATAACGAATAGCTTGTGATGGGGGATCGTCTAACGGCAAGACATTAGATTTTGGATCTAAGAATTGGGGTTCGATTCCCTGTCCCCCAGCTTTATGTTAAACGATTACCAAACTAAAATATGGAACGCAATTTATGTATTGATGCGCGATTCTAGCTTTAAAGAGAATATGGAACAGAATAATTTCTCTGCGGCATATGAACATATGAAGGGATTATTAAACGATAAGGAATTTTTCCCTCCATACAAGCCGAGTTAGCTCAATTGGTAGAGCACCACTCTTGTAAAGTGGGGGTTAGGAGTTCGAGTCTCCTACTCGGCTTGCTATCCGAAATCAATTATGGCACTAATACAAAATGTAGTTCTTAAGCGATTTGGTATTGGAGCATTTGCTTCCACATCCAAGAGTAAAGTTGTACTTAGAAAGATTGCAGGACAATCAGAAAACGCAAAATCTGGAAACTTTCAATCAGGATTTACTATTCCTCGTGATTTATTTGATATAGATGATATCGGTTATCTCTATGAGGTTCATAGAGACAATGAAGGAAACTATATCTTTAAAAAGACTAGTAAAACTCAAAAGGCTATTAGAGAAAGATACACATAAGACTTGGCCCTGCTAGTGTTTAATGGCTAGCACAACAGCCTTCCAAGCTGTTAGTATC